CGTGTACATACTCAAAGCCGAGTGGTGGCATACCAAAGACAGACCTTGCAACGGCGGTACAGACAAGTCTTGAAAAAGCAGATACCGCTTTGCAATCCTACACAGAAACAGACCCTACTGTTCCTGCGTGGGCAAAAGAGGCAAGCAAGCCGACCTATACGGCTTCTGAAGTCGGGGCAGTACCGACAACAAGGACTGTCAATGGCAAGGCTCTGTCGAGCAACATAACTCTTTCGGCATCTGATGTGTCGGCACTTCCTGCAAGTACAAGCATTGGTGTGACCGAGGTAAGCGCAAGCGGTGTGTCCTCGCTACCTATAACGATAAGCAATGCAGACATCATTGAAAAGCATGTTTGCGTGAAGGCTGTACTGTCAAATCCGTCTGCCCAAACAGACGATTGGACAGTAACTACATCTGACGGCTCTGCTGTTATATCGGGGTCGATAAGTGGCACTACCGATATAACTCTATATCTTGGACTCAAAGTGAATTAAGAAAGGAGTAACGGCATGGCAACGAGCATAATAAGAACTAATGGAATGATTCCAGATTACACAAACGCAACAACTCCAACATTCCCATTCACGGCACCTTCAAACGGCTATCTTGTGCTGACTGTAGGTGATGCGGCAAATCTTGGCACAAGAGAACTGCTGATTGACGGAGTCAGCGTGGGCAGCGCCTCTGGCGGAACGCAGATGGTCGGAAGCCTTACTGCAATCATTGGCAAAGGGCAAGTGGCTACAATTCCGTACGGAGCATGGGGTACAGCGAAATTCATTCCATTCAAGTAAACCTAACGCCATAGAGATATGGCAACATCAACAATCAAAAGGCATGAAAACCTACGGATTGAAAAAGGTCACGAATCTTTTTCAAAGACTGTAGCAGGTAGTACGGAATCCACAGAATTCATTCCATTTTCTGTACCATATGCGACTGCTCCGACAGTAGTGCTAACGCCAAGATATGCGTACAACAGAAGGTGTCAAGTCGAAGCAATTACAGAAAGCGGTTTCACGGTAGCAGTGGCGACATTATCGGGTGGAACAACAACAGTCACTACACCATATGAATTCTATTGGATAGCCGTGGGCAAATAGATAGCGTCTGCAAGGGCAGACAGAAAGGACGGATATAAGTGAACACATTATCAAGTTTGCTCAATTTCATCGGCAACAAGATAGCGGACTTTGGCGTGGTCGAAGTATCACAGTCGGCAGTATCTTCCCTGCCGATAACAATATCTAACACCAAGATAAAAGAAAATCATGTGGCTGTCGAGTGCGCACTGTCAAACCCAAAGGCGCAGAAGAGTAATTGGACGGTCGAAACGTACAACGGTTACGCGACTGTAAGCGGCACGATTTCAGGCACGACAAATATAACGCTATTACTTGCAATCAAAAATACTTTATAGAAAGGAGAATCCATCATGGACAAATTCGTAGTAGTAAGAATCTTTTTCAAAGGCGAGGCTGAAACGCACAGCGTTCAGTTCTTCGATACCTACATTGAAGCACAGCAGAGGTACTACAATGTCATAGCCGCAGACCTTGCGAGCGAGGACATTACATATCAGGCGGCATATATCATCAATGCGGACGGTCTTATGATGGACGGCAAGGTGTTTGACAGAACGCCCGAGCCGACTCCTGAACCTGAAGTAGCATAGGTGGTGGTCTTATGTCAACGAGCATAATACAGCAGAAAGTGACCGACCCTGAATTTGAGGACAGCACATATCAATATCAAGCTAGTGATTATTCTACTACTAACACCTTTCCGAGTAATCCGACAATATCTAATTATATGTATACGTTTAGTGTTGCGAAGTCGGGCTACAAGGCAGTAGGGGTCGTATCATACTCAATCGGCAATAGTTTTATTGATATTACTTCAAAGAGTGGAAACTACTGCTCTTTTGATTATAGCAATCAAACAGTGTCGTTATATTTCCGTGGAAGTGCATCATCAACTCACTCCATGAGAGAAGTCTACATTTCGGCAAAAATCAAATACTTAAAACTCTAACAGAAAGGACAGCTAATGAACATTGATTTTGAGAACTACTTAATACCGATTATTACAATCGGCTGTATGTGTGTCGGCTTCGTAATGAAGAAGTGGCTACCAACGGACGACAAATGGATTCCTACAGCCCTGCTTGTTCTCGGCGCGGTGTCGGGCGCAATCCTTTTCGGCTTTCATTATGAGGGCATTGTCAAAGGTATGCTTTCGGGACTCGCATCTGTTGGACTGCATCAGGTGTTCTATCAGTTTATAAAGAATAAAATCGTACCAATCGACATCGAGGGAATGGAGTACATCGAGGACGAGGAAGATGAATAAAACGAAGTTCTTACAGACGGATTCAAGGTGGGGCGGTTTAGGCTATCCGAGGAAGCCGTGGTACATTCGTAATTGCGGGTGTGGAGAAGTAAGCATCGCAAACTGCATCATTGAAATGGACAAGTACGCAAGTTACACTCCCGCGACCATACAGCCCTACTGCAAGCAGTACGCCGCACCAAACGGGGACGGCACATATTTCAGCGGCATTCCGAAGATGATGCGAAACTACGGAATGACCGAAGTGCAGGAACACGCTACGATGCCTGCTCTTTGGGCTGAACTCGCAAAGGGCGACCGTGTTGCTATCTACCTTATGGGTAAACGCAGGGGCGGTAGCAAGGGCGTTCATTGGACAAGTGGCGGACACTTCGTCTGCTCTGTAGATTACAAGTACGAGAACGGCGACCATTGGGTCTATATGAAAGACTCTTACAGCAATTCGTCGCTTCGGAACGGGTGGATTTCTTATAAGGGCAATCTTAAAGGCGATGTCGTAAAGGTATGGAGCGGCAAGATTATAACGGTCAGTCCGACTTCCTACAGACCGACCACGCCTTACACGGGAACTCTGCCTAAAGGCAAGGTCAAAGAGGGAGCAAACAACGCCGACTCAAAAGCCGTTCAGACATTCCTTAATTGGTGTATCGGTACAAACTTTAAGACGGGCAAGTACGGTGCAAAGACCGTGCAGGGCGTAAAGGTGTATCAGAAAACCTACGGCTTGAAAGTTGACGGAGTATTCGGCAGTCAGAGCAAACGGAAAGCAGAAGAAATAATCAAGGAACACGAGCATAAGCCAAAGCACTATGACGGCGAATATCCGAACACGACCGTTACTGTTACGGAGTCAAAGCCTAATAGCGACAAGTTGGTGGCAAAGGCGAAGTCTCTTGTTGGCTCTTCTTCTGCACCAACGGCGGCATTCAAGGCGGCTCTGAAAGCGGCATATCCGAACCGCTCTTCGTGGGGTAGCGCGGCTAAAGTTGGCAAGTCCTGCGATGTGTTTGTTGGTACAGTCGTGCGCTCGCTCGGTTGGGATAAAAACTATCCTCGCGGTCTTGCGGAGCAGTTCTTATACAAGCCGAGCGGATTCACTCGCAAAGTTTATAAGAATGTCACGCCTTACTCTGTTAGCAAGGACGGGCAGATAGTTATATATGCGAAGAACAAAGTGCCAACCTCAAAGAACAAGAACTCGGTCAAGGGACACACTTGCATCAGAGGTAACGGCGTTATCTATGAGGCAAACCACCCGTCGAAATATCCGCACACCAACAGCAATGTAAAGAAAAAACTCGGCGGCAAGCGTCCGTATGTAGTCGTTCTGACACCTACGGGAACATACGCAACGACAGTCACACGCTCATATCTTCAGCGTGGAGACTCGGGCGAGGAAGTCAAGAAATTACAGCGTTATATTAATTGGTTCTTCTACGACAAGTACGGCAAAGATGTTCTGACCGTAGACGGCAAGTATGGAGCAAAGACGGAAACGTATTGCAAACTGATGCAGTCAGACCTCGGCTTCAGCGATGCAGACGGACTCGTAGGCGAGAAGACCGTTGCGGCTATGAAAGCCTATGCAAAGTGAGGTGGCGGCAATGAATTGGGATTTAATAGTGCAGTTAATCGGATATGTAATAAGTGGTGCAGTCGCTCTGTTAGTAGCAGGGCGACAGCACAAGGCTTCGATGACAGAAGTGCAGGCGAAGCACGACGAGCAGATGGCTCTCGTTGAGTATCGTTTGAAAGAACTCGAAGATAAGGTTGACAAACACAACAACCTTGTTGAGCGTATGTATGTCGTTGAAACAAAACTCAACTTAATCGGAAAGAGGTCTGAATAATGTGGGATAAACAGATTCCATATATAATATAGCCTATGAATCTGAAATGGCAAGGCACGAGCGGACGATAAAGCGTCTGCTCACAGCCCTTGTCCTTTCGATAGTCCTGCTGTGCGTGAGCAATCTTGCGTGGCTTTGGTTCTTCAATCAGTTTGATTTCGCAAGTGATATGGTTACGCTTGACAGTAGCGAAGAGGGCAACGCAAGTTACATGGGCGCAAACTCCGTGAGATGATGGAAGAAGCACCTGACGAGGCATCAAAGCGCGACATTCAGCGACTTGCAGAGAAAATGGAGCAGATGTAACGAGGCGATGCTCTGAAACGCAGTAATTGCAAGGGGTTCAGGGCGCGAGGCATTTATTTTCGATTTAAGCGACTTTTTTTGAGAAAAGGTATAATGATACCTTGAAAATCGTGGTGTTTATCGGGAATGTGTGGTATAATACCTATGTCGTATGAAGTACCTCGCTAATCGTACTCATGCGCACCTATCCATTAAAAAAGGCGGCTACCCACCGCCTTTTTGCTTGCCTTATTTTGCCTATGGCTCGTTGGCATTATTACTGCGGCTGTCTGTCGCTATGTCCACGATGGTTCGTAGCCGTCCGCACGGCAGAGAGCCGCAGTTAATAATCATTTTTCTATATGCACTATGTTTTCAAACAAGATGCGATAATTGTCAGACATTCTCATCGGGTCGTATTCGTGCGCAAATCGAATGCCTTTCATTATTTGCGCGATGTACTCGTCTTTGCGGTCTATTAATATCTGCTCAAATTTAGCAACCTCTTTTGCTATCATTTCATCAACCTCACTTGCGATTTGTTCGGCAACTGCATCTTTAATTATTTGGCATACATTGTCACTCATTGCTCTCTCCTTTCACATATAACAATTATAACATATTCGGTGGCAGAATAGGGGCGAACGCACGCTTAACGCACTTTCAACGCACGCGCGTGTTTCCAACGCATTGAAAGCGTTAGCCTTGAAATTCCAATGCGTTGGTGTTCCCTTGTGTGTACTGATGTTACACAGCGTTACCTAATTTATAGTGTTCAAATCCCTCTCTCTCCGCCACAGAACCGCTTGCGCTATCTGCGTTAGCGGTTTTTTCATTGTCGTTTGGGGGCAGGGCAGGGGCAGAAAATGCGTTGTTCAGCGTGTCTGCGATGCCCCTTGAAGATTCCGCTACATTGCCAAAGACATGGGTGTAGACGGACAGCGTGGTATTTATATTAGAGTGTCCGAGTTCACGGCTTATCATCGCAATGTCTATGTGCGCATTGTTCAGCATCGAAGCGAACGTATGGCGCAGGTCGTGCAGACTTACATGAGGCAGACCCGCTTTATCTTCAATGCGGTATATCTGCGTAGTAAGTGCGCTGTGTCCCATAGGCTGACCGAAGCCGTCCTGAATGAGAAAGTCCGTGTGCTTATACTTTACGGAGTTATGCTTCTCAATGAGTTCTACAACATCGTCGAGAACGAAGTCGGGAACGGCGAGTGTCCTGCGTGATGATTCCGTCTTTGTGCCTTGAATGATTGTCTCCCCGTCAACATTGTGCCTTGTCTGCGAGATTGTAACACACTTGAACGGCACATTGATTGCGCTCTCTGTCAGTCCGAGTATCTCCGAACGGCGCAGTCCACAGAAGAGGGCAAGTTCATACGCCACTTTATAATCAAGACGCTCGTCTTTAAGAGCCTGCAAGAAGCGAGCGATTTCTTCCTTACTGAATATGTCGATTTTAGTCGGCTCTTTCTTCGGCAGGGTAATAAACTTGCACGGGTTCTTTTCAAGTTGACCGAGCCGCACCGCATTATCATATGCGCTCGACAGCAGGGATATAGTATTGCGAATAGTCTTTGCGGAGTATTTATCTGCCATATCCGCGACTGTAGCCTGCACTTGATAACTTGTTAAGTCCTTTGCACAAATCCCCTTAAAACGAGAATAAATGCGTTTGGCGGCTGTCTCATATCCCTTTATGGTAGTAGCCTCGACACCGAGGGCTTTCCTACTTTTTATATACATATCGAGTAGTTCGTCTACCGCGGTGTCTATCAGCGGATTGTGATGCACCTCGTCTATGAAGCGTTGGTGCATACGCTCTAACTCTTTCTTCGTTGTATATGTGACAGTCTTTGCCTTGCGGTAGCGGTCTGCACCACTTCCTACAGATACTATAAGTTTCGCTTTTCCCTTACTGATGTACTCTATCATACCCACCTATCCTTTCTCTTCGCCTTTCAGCAAAGTATCTACTATACTATCAAGTAATATCCGTGAGGACGGCGACAGTTTTCTTACCTTTTCTATGAGGATATTGTCTACGAGGTAATCCGTCTGTATTCCGTCCTCTGTAAAAACGACATCATCGTAGCCCATAAGATATGGTATGGGAACATTCAGCGCATCTGCGAGGGCTTCTATCGCCCTCTGCTTCGGGAAATATCTGCCCGACAGATACGAACTCATAGCACCCTTTGTGATACCCGTTTTCTTGCATAATTCTGTTTGCGTCAGACCTGACGCTCGGAAAGCATCGTTCAACCTTTCTGTTCTTATATCCATTTCGCTTTCCTCCTTGTTGCAATAAGTGAAACTACTCTATAAGGCTTTCAATGCCATTAAATGGGTGGTAGTCGCACTTGAGCCGAACCGAAGTAGGGCATAGCAGACTCCCTCTAATAACGAGAGAACCATCAAATGTGTCTACAAACCAAACGCCATCAATAGCATTTTCGTGTTCGATGCTGTCAATGTCGGCAAACATTTGAGCATTGATTCTATCGTCAAAGAAAGTGAATGGTAGCGAATCTATTTTCGGAATATCTATGTAAAGCATAGCGGTTTCTCCTTTCTGTACTTACATTATACATATCCATGCAGAAATGTAAACAACAGATTTAGAAAAATGAAAAAAGTTGTTGACAGCGGTGGGCGGTGGTAGTATCATTTGGGTAGTTTAGAAAACTAAAAAGTACGGAAAGGGGGTGCGGCATGGCTTACGACTACAGTAAGTTAAGAGGAAAGATTCGAGAAGTCTACGGCACGGACACGGCTTTCGCAAACGCTATGGATATGGGCAGAGTTTCATTAAGTCTGAAACTGAACAACAAGTCCGAGTGGTCGCAGGAAGACATGGAAAAGGCAATGGAACTTCTGAACATTCCTCGTCAAAGTGTAAGGGCATATTTTTTTACACACAAGGTTTAGAAAACTAAACAAGGTAGGTGCGACATGAAACTGTACACAGCAACAGAACTCGCCGAGATTCTACAGATACACCCACGCACGGTGTATAGGCTCGGGCGAGAGAAGAAGTTAGAGGTAGTGAGGGTTGGCAGGAGCGTCCGCTTCTGTGAGCCAAAGACAGAAAGGATAGGTAAACATGATTAGCGAGAAATTAAAGGAAAGACCCGTCTATAAAGACCGTTGGGAAACAGACCACGAGCGCAAGCACGACACGCAGGGCAAGGCTCTTATCAACAAAGAAGTAAGGAAACTCGTCCTGCTTATGAGGGGGCTTGAGGTCAATGGTGTGATGACACGCGAGCAGATAGAGAACTGCACACTCAAAGCCTTTGAACACGCAGAGTATCTGTACTACGGGCTTGGAGAGCATGAACTTATGAGCGTAGTAGAAAGGGAGATAGCAAATGACAAAGGACGCAAAAGAAATAGTAAAAGCCTTTGACCTTATTGGTACGGCTTGTGCCGAAATCAA